GTTGAAGTTCATTGTGTAATCAGCGTTATCTTGATATGCTGGTGCTAATTGAGCAATGAATGTTGTAAACTCACTGTCAGACATAGCAGATAATGCATTTGAGTAAATTGTTTGGTTAACTGTAACAGCTGATTGCGTCAAGATACCTTGTTGTGAACCGTCTGACAAACCATTGAAGAATGTTTTTTGCAACATCAAGTCCCAAGTTTTCTTTCTTGCTTTTTCTTTTTCTTCAACGATTGAGAATGTAGCGTCGTTAATTCTACCCATTTGAGCTAACTCATTAGTGATAGAGTAAACTGCACGCCAAAAGTTATTTTTAAGGTTCAACGCACCAACTTGGATAGATACGTTCATATCTTTGTTGATGCCGTCAGCACTTGGATTGATAAGACCTTGTTCACCGTCATTACCAATATAGTTTACTGCGTATTGCAATAATTGAGTAGCATAAGCACCCGCACCAACGTTAATTTTAACGAAGTCAGACAACTTATGACCGTTTAATTCATAAAATTTCTTTTCTACAACGCCAGCAAGAATAGTGGTCAATGTAGTGATTGATTGTTCTAAACCAGCTGTAGCACCGATACCAGAGTTATTAACTGTTCCCATAAGGTTGTTACGTAACTGGTTTTTATATCTTTCTTTGGTTAATATTCCAATTGTATCCATGTTCTTATGTCCTTTCTACTTAAAATGATAATTGTACTTGTACAAGTCCGTTTGCCGGTCCGTAAGTGACTGCTGTACCAATAGCTGCTGCGGATGTACCTGAAACAGTACCGCAACCACTAGCTGTATATTCTACTTGAGCGCCAACTGCAATAGGTGAAGCACCTACTGTCATATATACAATATCTCCGCTTTGAGCTAATGCAATTTTATCGCCTGCTGCATAAGATGAGGTTCTGGCGTCATAAGCTACAATACCAAATACGCCTTTACCTGTTGACCATTCTTGAACAACGGGAGCTAACTCATTTGTTGAGGCAGTATCTAATACAACTGCTTCACCTGCTGCAAGAGTAGTGCCTGATGTAGCTGGTGTAAATACTGCGTTATGTATTTGAGGATGATTAGGAATTAATGCATACATACCTGCCACTGGCTGTATATCATATCCTGTTAATGTGAATGCTGCTGTCATTTTTTACTTCCTTTCTTGCTTAGTAATTTTCACCTAACTTTAATCTATCTTCTTTTGAAATGTAGCCAGTGCCATATTCATAAGAACTAGAATTATTTACTACACGTCTTGCAATTTCTGCGTAATCTACTGAATTTTTTACGTCTGCAATACGTTTTTCTTTTTCAAATTCTTCTCTGTCTTTTTCGTCCTCGTTTTTACATTTGTTATCACGTGAACGTTCAGAGTCTGTATAAGCTATTTCTTCGGCTTTTTTGATTACTGTTCGGATGTCTTCATCATCACATCCAGCAGATTTCATAATTCCACCGATTTCATCAATTAGCTTACGTTTGTCTGTTTTTTCTTCATTGTCACGTCTGTTTCTGCGTTCGTTATCTCTTTCGTCGTCGCATTTGTTGTCTTTTCTATTACGACGTCCGCAGTTATCTTCTTTTTCGTCGTCTGCGTGGTCACGTCTGTTGTCACGTTCGTCGTCACATCTGTTTTTACGATTGTCACGGTCGTCACGTTCTGAACCCTCGTAAGCTATTTTTTCCATTTTTTTAATAGCTGTTCTGATGATTTCGTCATCATCACCTGCTGATTTTAGCATTCCTGCTACTTCATCAATAAGTTTTCTTTTATCAACTTTGTCCATATCGTCTTTTTCCTTTCTTTCGTTATTTACGATATCTTTTATAAATTCGGTTAAGCTGTTTAGTACGTTATCCATAGGTTTTTTCTCCTGTTTATCTTTTGAATTTATCACTATATTAGCCCTCTCATATCTGGGGTCTTTCACTAAAGCAAGGTGCAAAAATTCACCGTCAGTAAATTCCATATCATAATCAAGACTGTTGTGCGTACCTGCTTTGTTGTCTGAAACAAAGTCATAAGAACAAGAAACATTCCAACCTTGATTTTTAACTAGGTCTATCGCTTGCGTATCCCATATGATACCTGAACAATAGTACCAGCCATCATTATCGTCGTACCAAACATCACTGATAACACCAACTCTCTCGTCGTCTGCGTTTTCGTCTGTGATTGTTTCGTGATTGATAATAACAGGGCAACCTATTATAGTTTTTAAGAACTTATCAAGGGTTTCTTTGGTAATAAGTACATTACCTAAGTCCTTGTAATGTACCAGACCAGCTTCAATAAACCTTGATGTAAATTTACGTCCTTTGCCTTTTTCCTCAAGAACCACATCGTCTTGAAGTTCAAGCCCATTTGTAACTGTTAATGAAATAGAATTATGGGCTTTACGTTTAGCCTTACGTTGAGCCTTTTCCATTTGTTCAATTTCATCAAGATAATATTTTAATTTTTCCTCTAACTTATCCCGTTCGGGCTTATAGCCACATTCTTTAAGTTGTTGGCGGGTATAATTACGAAGATCCCGAAAATCATCTAAACGGGTTTCTGACAATAACTCCTCTTCTCTTGAAGGTTTTGGTGCAGATCCTGACAATGTAGGCTGTTCTTTTTTTATTTGTTGAAATTCTTTATTTCCTTTCAACATTTTTCTAGTTTCGATTTCTTTTTCGATTTGTTCGTCGGATTTCCCTAACAGTTTTCCTAGTTCACGAATATCTTTATATTCATCATCTTCGGGTTCTTTTTGTGTTTCTTTATCTTTTAAATCAATTCCCCATGTTCTTTTCATTGCTTCACGTGGGTTTTCACCGTCTTTTAATAAAAGGTGACGTCCTTTATTTTCTTCGCCATGGGGCTTAATTGTAATCCATTTATCTTCATTATTAATATTTTGTTTTGATTTTAGCATTGTTTATAAATTTCCTTATAGAGTTTATGACCCCTTTTTGTGAAACTAATATCTTCTCACGGTTTTGTAAATATTCCTTGTTGATTACTGGGGACATTGAACAACGGCAGTTATACGTTTCACCTGGTAACCCATATTGCATAATCCCTTTTTTATTATCATAAATCATGGGGGGACTATCAAACCTATAGACATTACCATTCAAGTCCTTATGTAATTCCCTTGTACGCTCGTCCATAACTGCGTGCCATTTGAAATGTGTAAACCCCTCTTCAACGTACTTTGAACGGAAGTAACTAGCGGTTGCGATTGCGCTCTCGTTACGTGCTAGGAACTTAGCTTTACGTGTTCCTATTTTCCATTCTCGCTCTATGTAATTGCTTATAGTCTTGATTGATTTGCCCTCAAGCGCCATTTGAGCAACTACTTCACGCATTTCAACTATTTTTTCCTCTGTCCAATTTTGTATCCAATAGTCTAAGTTATGCGTGTATCTTTGTGCAATCTCATTTTTTTGCCAGTTGGTCAATTTCGGAGTTAAGAACGGTACTTTTTTGTCTTTAGCCTCTTTATATACCCTACGCTGTAAATCGTTCATTATCTCTTTTACAGTGCCCTCTATTACAAATGTTTTCTGTAAATTAGTAAGATTGTTGAACTGGTCGGTAAGATATTTTTGAATTGCATACGCTTTAATAACCGCTTGCGCTTGAGAATAGTCGAACGCTTGAGCAATACCAATTGGTAACTTTGATTTTGATATAACGTAAGCATTTAATTTCTTTGAGTATTTTGCACCCAGTGCTTCAAGTTCTTTTGCCATTCGGTTGCTAAACCGTCCTGAAACACTGTAAATAGCACCGTCTGAATAGATTAATTTATTTCCTTGAATGTAAGTAAATAAATCATCAACGCTATTGTTAACTGTGGTTTTCTTCAGGATTAGAAAACATTCTTTAAAAATGTTCTCCCACATCCATTTTTCCATTACTCGGATTATTTTACGTTCATAGCTTTTCTTATATGTAAGATTTCGTAAGAACTTCATCAAAATCCTCGTCTATGTCGTTGTCGTCAATTGCGTTAAGTTCTTCATCACTAAATAAGACAATACCCTCGTTATTAAGCTGTTCAGCTACTTGGGTCTTTGTCATTATGCCCGCACCTAATAACTGCAACCAGTTATTAATCTTGGCGGTTTGTACTTCAAGCACTTCTTTTTCAGATAGTACTCTTAATGGTTTCCATTTGATACGGATATCATCAACATTACGCCCAAACAACTGGTAACAACGTATTTTAACCATTTGTTTTAATATTGGCGTGCTTGGTACTCTGATATCGCTTGAAATCATTGCGTTATAGTTTTCAATGTCAAGTTCTGCACCTGTACCTAATCCGTTAGCACCTTTTCCAAATACCTTTGAATAAGGTAACCTAATTGCCGAACAGATAAGCAAGAATATTTTTTCCAATATCTGGTCTAATGAGCCAAAAGATAATTGCTTTTGTTCGTATTCATCTTGACTATCTAACGCAAGTAATGACTTGTAATTTTTTTGCGTGCTAGCAATCTCTAAACGCTTTTTAATGGCACTTTCACCAGCGGGTGACATAAGTGTTTCGGCTAAACCAAAAATCTTAACTACGTCGATTTTAGCCTCGTCTAAGAGTTCAAATATTACACTGTTAGCTTTAACATATTCGTTAAGTTGTGGGATGACTGCCTCTAAGATACTAGCACCCCAACCTTGTAACAAGTTTTGAATGTAATAAGGTTGTGGAGCACCGCAGTATGTAAATATCCTTGATTTGTCAACTGTAAATGACATATCTTCAAGGTTGTTATCTTGGATAATAAACTGGTCTGCAAGTCTTAAGTTTGAGGCATTCTGAACGCATTGCCAACGGTCTAATGCCATAAACTCAACGTCTTTTTTATAAATTGTTTCAGGATTAAACGGAGTATCGGGTTTTTGGTTAGTGTTAACAAAAATCAAACCACCACCGTATAATCTTCCCCAACGTATGCAATCCTTTAAACGTTCAATGTCTTGGGCATTGTTTATATAATCTTGAAGTTGTTCAAGCTCGTCAGTCTCAAGTGTATTGCTGTCTAATTCAAAACCACCGTCCCTAAATGCGTCCTCTACTGGTAAGTCAACCGCAAGCTTAACAAAGCTGTTTGACTTGTACATATTAGCCAACGGCACCCAATTTAAAGAAAGTAGCAATGGACTAGCAGTTTGGTAAGAGGTAAACGGAGATTGTATTTCATTCCCAATGTTTAAAGCACTAGCAAGTCCATTGTTAACGGTTGAATTTGATTGATGAGAGATTTTAGCTTGTTTTCTTTTTTTCATAAAACTTCAAAGATTGTTGCACGTTTGTGTGCAATAGTATTATTGATTAGATGGACTAAAGCGTCCGTTATGTCGTCGTGTTCTTGCGTTTGTTCTCGGTTGAACTCTTCAAGCTCGGATAAAAGCAAATTATTAAAGCCATAGTTTTCATCAACTGGTAACATAACGTTACCACTTTGCATATATTCTAAGACTTCCTCAACTCTTGCAAGCTTATCTTTGTTTACGTCAATAGGGATTACTGGCATGCCTGTCTTCCCTCTCAACTCTTGGATTAACTGTTGACCGCTTGCTTTGTTTTCAATATAAACCGCTGTACAAGATGTATGATAGATATCAAACTGATACTTATTAAACAAGTTAACCGCAACTTGTTTAAGCTCGGGATACTCATATCGTCCGTGTATCATTTCCAAGATGTGAAGTTTTCCCTCAGTGGTAACTCCACCAACCAGACCGCAACTATAGTCGGCACTTTCCTTAACGCTTATGGCTGTGTCCCACGCTATAACAATTTTTTTATAGCGGTTAAGTGTAATGTCCTGAGGCGTGTAATATGTAAACCAATCACGCTTAATTAAGTTGCCACCCTCTGCCAATGGTTCGGCTTGATACTGAGCTTGAAACATATAGTTATTCTTCTGAAGTTCTGCTATACGTTCTGCAGTGTATTGGCTCGGTAATGTACAATTACCATTACTATCAAGTAACGGTTTCTTAAGTACTTCATATTTGTACTTTTCAATCAGAAAACCTGATAAATCATATTTGTGCAGTCTTTGCTGTACACATAAGACTGGTACTTGAGAATTGTTTATACGGCTTAAGAGTGTTTCCTCAAAATATTCACATACCTTTTGTCTAAGACGTTTGTACCGAATGTCTTGCGGTTTGTTCGGGTCGTCTAATATAAGAATACCACCAAACTTTTTACTGTTCCGAACGCCTGCACCAAAGCCTGTAATTGAGCTACCCATAGCACTAAATAAAATAACACCACCCCCATAAGTGGTTATTTTCTTAGTTGAATATGTGTTTTTTTTATTCTCTTGTTGATTATACTCAAGCCAAAAATCATTGACTGGTAAGTCCTCACTTTCAAGCTCTTGATACAACTTATGTGGATACATTGCTCTATATAACGGATGTTCTAATATTTCCATTATATGCTGTGCAATCGTTCCCAGTAATTGCTGTGAGAATGATGTGTAAATAATGTTTGACTTGGGGTTATTGGTTATGCACCATACGACAAAGTATTGAGAGATTGTAGTCTTTGCACTTCTTGGAGGTAAGTTTAATACGGCTCTTGGTTTCTTGCCATTATAAATGTCCTCAAAGAAATCAAATAAATCTGTATGTAATTCCTCTTGAATGAACCGTGTACCCTCAATTTTATTAAACAAAAATAAGAACCAGTCTTTAAAGCCTCGTTCTATTAACCTTTGTCCTAAATATTGAAGTAAGTCGGCGTCATCAAGCATTAAGTCCCCTCATCTATAAGCTTATCAACCTTATGTTTGTCCGCTTGGGATACAAAAACCTTTTGAATTTCCATTCCGCCTTTAATCTCGGTTGCGTCTTTTTCAATTGTCAACTTGAGCAGTTCGGTAAGCGGTTTAGTGTCTCCCCGTTCTAAAGCCTCTGTACAAGCTTTGACGTGGTCTTTAAATATGTTTGGATTAGCTCTCAGAATGGCTCTGTAGTTCTCAAGGATTGAACTTGTTTTAACTTTTGTGTCCGCTGTCTTTTGTTGATTAGCTAAATCTTTAATGTTATGTTTCTTAACGTGTCTTAACTTATCTTTACAATCCTTAGCAGCCATAATTTACGCCCTCAAAATTTGTAAATTGATTAAACCGTAGTTGTTTTGTAAATGACCTGTAATGTTATCACAAAGGTTATTTACACCTCTGTTATCTGTTTCTATACCGTCTAATAAACGTAATGTATCAGCCAATAAATCTGATAGCTTTTTGTAATTTTCCAAATCGTCGTCAAGTTCTACATCTGGGATTAACGGAATTGCCATTTTAAGATATTGGGGGCTTGGCAATGGTCTGTCATCTGAACCTAACAATGCAGTTTCCTTAAGCTCGTCAAGAAAATCATCTATGCCGTCATAAACTCTATCAGCAAGTAAATGTTTTGCAAAAAATGCCTCACCGTGACAAGTGTAATGGATATCTTTACAAAAGTTCTGAATTGCTACCAGATACGCAATCAACTGGTTTATTTTCTCTGTCATAATGTCTTGTCCCATTAAAATCATAAATATGACCGTTCTTTTGATAAAGCCACGTCATATTTTGTAAACTTCCTTTAGCAACGTTTTGATTATCGCTTTGTGCTAATGCTAGTCGGTTGAAGTAATTAAGTGTTGAGTAAATGTCTTTGTTTTTTACTTTTTCTTTGATGAGTAATTTACGGTTCTTATCCCAGTAAGAAATGCTTGCTTGTAAAGCTCCGCACTTTTCATTTCTACATCTACCTAATTCTAACGTCTTGTAAACTTGGGTATTTGTATCAAATATGCGGATACTGCCTAAGTATTGACAAGGCGTGTTACAACACTTCAAGCACATAATGCTCTCTCCTACCATTAGCGGGAATTTCTTCCAACTCTACTACCAGTATAACAAATTTTTTTAATTTTGACTAGGAGTTGTAAAGTTTTTGTAATGTTTTAATTTATTTTGAGCATATATTTGCGCTTTGCGTAGTTTCCAACATAGTAAGGTAAGTGCGTTAACTCTCTCTCTAAGCCGTGCAATTTCTGCAATCAGTTCAATAACTTCTCTATCTGTCATTTACTTTGCTCTCTCAATTTTAAATAAACTTCTCGGGGCATAAGGTTACCATATTTATCAACAAATATGCACCCGTTACGCATTGTGTATGTTCCTTGAGTATTCATATATCTACCCTCTAAATAGCAAATAGTATTTTCCTCTTGATACACTATATTAACGATACAGATTATAAACAAAAGTGGGAATACAAGCATAATAAAAACTATAAAAAAATTGTCTTGTTCAGTCATATTATAACTTCTTTCCATTAGTCACTGTATCTCTCTTTAAATCATAAATCCAATGTTTTAAAATTCCAATGGCTTTAATGATATTTTTGGAGAAAACTTTTGTTTCCAAAAATTCTTGCAAAACTTGTAAGCCTTGAGGGCTACAATAATAGCAATTACATCTATACCAACTTTGTGCGTGTTCGTTATATACTTTCATTCGGTCAATGTATTTGCTAAACTCGGGACGTGACAAATATTGATGTAAGAAAGTATATCTAAGATTAAGTTTTTCTCCTAATTCATTAAGTGAAATGTAATCGTATTCACTATTCTCTACATTGTTCATTTTTTCTCCCTTTCTGTTTCAAGTTCTTTTATACGTAACGCTAACACTTCACGCAGTGAATGACAATTCTTTTTCTCAATAATGCTTTGTCTAAATGTATTGACAGTATTTTTAGTAATTCCCTCTTGTTTACTAATTTCCTCTACACTTAACCCTTGACAAAACAATTGGTAGATTTCTGCTTCTCTGCGTGTAAGTGTTGTAACGTTTTTCATAAGTCTAAATCCTTTGTTATCTCTTTAAAATCCTCAAGTTCAATGCATAAACCGTTGTTGAGCATTTTTTTGATTGAATTTAAGGCACTGTGATATTTTTTATTTTTTTCACATTCGTGTATTTTCCATTGTAATTGCCTGTAACAGCATTCGTCGCCCTCACCGCAAGCCAAATAGCTATCGTCGCAATAATGTTCTAGTTTACAATCATCTATTACATAGTAACGATGATAATGTTTACATTTGCTTACGTCTATATCATTATTCATTGTAACCATATTCCTCTCTAATATATTTCTCAACTTCCTTACTCAAATCAATATAACCCATTTTTTTAATAGGTCGCCACATTTTATTAACTTCTTCCACTTCTATTAAAAACTTCTGCAAATATTCTTCTGCTTTGACAGAATAATACACTTCAATATCGACCATCTCATCTTCCCAGTTATTTTCTATAAAATCATCAATATCTGCCTTAATTCTACGAATAGGTATTTTGAAGTATTCTTTTGTGTAAACTTTTATATTTTTTACTTTTTCAAGCATTCTTTGAACGTCATTATCAAATTCTACTGGGTCGTAATTGTCGATTATTAACTCATACATTTCTTCATAAAAATCTTCTAAAGTATCATAGTCGTATAATTGGTCGTCGTAGTTAAAACATAAGTCTTTTTCTTTAAATCCATCTAATGTTATCATTACACACCTGCCTTTATGATATATCCTCTTTCTTCCAAGTCTTGTATAATTTCTTTGACATTACATTCAACACTTTCTTTAAATTCATCAGCAGTCAAAGGAATTTCTTCAATTGTTTCTTTTGTTAAAATTTTAACTTTAACATATCGAACTATATCCCGTTCCAAGATAGTTTCTACTATGTCTTTAATTTCTACTTTATTAATATCCAAATTTAATGTGAACATCTATACCCCACTCCTTATCATATCTATCAATCGTTGTTTGCCTATGCGTTCGATTGCTTTTGTTTTAAAATTTTCGTCTAAGCAATAAACATTTCCACTTATCATACAAAGCTCACTTGTTGAGTAACCAATACGATTATTATAGACGGCATAGATTAAATAATATTTATCTTGATTTAAGTTACTCCAATCAATTACTTCTTCACCATTCAACTCATCTGCTAAGGCTTCAAGTTCAGCTTTTGTCTTTAAGTTTTCTCGATATTGTTCTGCTTGCGCTTCGGTTTGGAAGCAATTTCCTACCGACAGCCGAAAGTTATCTTCAACAGTGCCATACCACATCTCTGTATCTATAGCACCTGCACTAGTTATTAGATAATATTGTTCATCCATTTCAGGTTGCCATTTTTTGTTTTCTTTTTCACGTTTTAAAGCATTAAGTGCGGTTTCTAACGCTAAATTTTCCTCTTGGATTTGTTCAATTTTGTTGTTTAATTCCTCTAACAATTTGTTAATATCACTCATTCAATTCAACCTTTCTTTCTTGCTTATACTCATAGAGTTCAACCTCATCATCAATCCCTAATAAGAGTATTTCGTGCTCGTTATCCAGCATTGTATTATAGCTACTTAATTCCATAGCCTCTCCTTTTCAGTTCTTCCATAATAGCCACATTAACTATATATGATTTTTTGTAACCAGTTTGATTACAAAAATCAGTCAACGCTTTGTTTACTTCAGTTTTTATACAAAAGATTACATTCTCCGTTGTTTTCATCTTTTCTCCTTTTCTTTCTTACGTCATTATTCTAGTATATCATAATAAATTTGTCAATACTTTTATATAAAAATATTACAAATTATTAAGCATATATTTTTTAAACCTGATACATACTTGTTTGCTCTTGCCATCTGCGTCTGTTTCCTTACGTTTTTTTACCACATATTCGTCGGTTATATCATAGGTTTTACGTAAGTTTCTGATTACCCCTTGCGGACAACAGATATAAAACATTTTAAACATTTCCAATGAAGTAATACTTCCGTGTTGTTTTAAATACTTCAAAACTTTTTCTTCTTGGGTCATAGTAAATCCTCCTTATTGATTAATTTATTTATTTTCTTTTTCTTCTATATTAACCACCATACCTTTTTTTACTAATTTTTTAAAAGTTTTATCGATAGAATTTTGCATTTCGACATAATCGGGTTCTAAATATCCTCTCACAATGGTTTTATATGGTGATTTAAAACTATCTTCATCAACATAAAAGTGTAATATCCCCTCTTTGAGAGGGTGATGGTTCTTTTCAAATTCCTTTTTTAATATTTCACAAAATTCATTAAATTCTGCATTGTTCATTTCACTCAATGGTTTCATTCCTGTATCTCTCCTTTAATTAGTTTTTGCATAAAAGTATCGACGTCATAATCTACCATAAGTACTTCCCCCCATATTAAATAAACGTTTGTATATGCTCCCTTTTCTCCCCAGTCTTGAGATAACATACTTATATATTCGGGATTAATATAGGTGAGCCTATCAATTTTAAATAACATTTTACACACCTGCCTTTATCATATTAATAAGTCTTTGTTCACCAATTCTTTGATTTATATTTAACGGCTGTTAAATGACCTGCTAGCTGTTCCATTGTGGTGACCATATCTCTTGCGTATCTAAATTAAATTTTAGATTACAAATTACATTGCTAATCCCGTGACGGTTTTTTGCAATCAGAATTTGCAAATCATTTTTTACTTTCGGGTCACTGTCATAGGCATAAGGTCTATGAGCAAATAAAACATAATCAGCGTCTTGTTCAATTGCTCCACTTTCTCTAATGTCTGATAAAACTGGCATTTTGTCTTGTCGATTTTTTAAATCCCTATTGAGTTGTACTAATACCATAATTGGGACATTTAAATCGGTTGCCAGAATTTTAATCTGTCGTGACAAAGATGTTGCTTTTTCATAGAGGGATTTGTTATTAAATCCACTCATAAGACCTAAGTAGTCTATTATAACAAAATCTAAACCAGTTTTTTGTTTTTCAGTGAGATAGGTTCTTAATTTTTCTATAGTCAAATCATAATCACATAAAACAGATAAGTTCCAATCTTTGAGCTCGTTCAAACCTTTTTTATATAATGCCATTTCACCTTGGTTAAAAGTACAAGCTCTGTATTTTAAAGCGTTAAGCTTTGTATTAATACAATTAAAGCGATTTTGCAACTGTTGTAATGGCATTTCTAATGAGCAATATAAAACCTTTTTGTCCATCAGACATAACTGCCTAGCTATGTTTAAAGCGATAGTTGTTTTCCCCATGCCAGTACCACCGCCTAGTGCAATGTAATCCCCACCAGAAAATGACCCAATGTTTTCATCAAGTTCAGGGTAACCTGTTACCAAACGGCTTTGCTGTTTTTTTAAATAGGTTTCCTCAAAGTTTTCCATTCCCTCAGAGATATGAGTAATTTTTAACTCTTTGAGAGTGTGAGCTTTTTTAAACTCCTCAATTTTTTGAATATCTTTGTCCGTGTGAACATTCTCAATCATTTCTTGTAGTTTTTTTTCATAGAGAATTGAACATACTTTTTTTGTTAATGGTGATTCACACCATACGTAACTTTGAGTATACATTAAGCAGTCAATTACTTCTTTGTTTGCGTTCAGTTCTTGCGCAATTGTATAAGCATTGAGTGGTTCATTTTGGTTATAAAGTCTGTGAGCGGTTTCAAAAATTTGTTTTTTGATTGGACTAGTGAATAATTCTCCGTCACAATTTTCAAAAATGTATGGTCTTTTTTCAGGGAAGTCTAATAAAAGTGAAATTAAATTGTATTCTGCGTCTAATTCAAAAGTATTCATTCTTTTCTCCCTATCTGTATGCATTGTATTCACCTTGTATAGCTATTACATTTGATTTTATTGGTGACGTTTGATAATTATTTTGTTTTACTTTTTTGTACACCCATTGACTTTTTCCCATTGTTGCATAATGGCTTTTGTATTTTTTACCACTACTTTCGATATATTCGGATAAGCAAGAAATGCCATCATCTAATTGACTGCCATAAATCTCTTTTAACTTTTCATATTCTCTATCCGTAAGTTTTACATTTTTAAATTCACCATAAGGTTTTTTTTCTTTTTCTATATTATCTATATTATATACTATATTATTAGGTAAGCTTTGTTTACCACCCCCATTAAACTTTGTTTCATACCCCATTAAACTTTGTTTACCACCATTAAACTTTGTTGCATACCTACATACTTTAATTCCGTTCAAATTTTCTTCGTGTTTGGAAATGTAACCTTTACTAACTAAAGATTTTAAATTTTTCATTACACCCTGTTTAGTAGAATTAGTCCATTCAGCTAAATAATTTAAACTCCCAGTAAATTCACTTTTCTCATCTTGGCTGAAACCATAGATAAGAGCGTAAATTATTAGTTCATTCCCTTTTAATCCTAAGTCGGTTATCATCCAACCTTGAATAGTTACAAAATTTTCTTTTTTTACCATTTTCTCTCCCTTTCCTCAGGAGTATATTATCAATGCAAAAATAATACACTCTGAATATGTATTCATCTGAAAATAAAAGTAGGAACAAAATGTTTCAGAACTCATTCTTTCGGCACGGTTTGCAATTCCTTGCCTAGTTCCTACAGAAAATATAGCATAAAGTAAATGGTTTGTCAAATAAAAAAAGAGGGTACAAAATGCACCCCTGTAAGAAAGATTTACCCTTAAAACGGTATTTCATCATCTGAGCTATTTGTCGGATTATAAGTATTCAATTCGGCATACCAATTCCCACTACGTCCTTGTTTAATGTCAAAATTGACCCAGCCACGTTCATTCATTGGGTTCTCATCACAAAAATCACCAATGGCACCCCGCACTTAAAGATTGTGCCATACTTCAAGGGCACGGCTTTGACTTTAAAGCCTTTTACAAACTTTTTATTATTTTCCATTGTTTTCTCCTGTTTCTTTTGCTTGTAGTTTTTTATAATGTTTCATATACAAAGCTCTAAAGCCCTCAACATCTTTCGCATTGGCATTGTTAGCTCTGTAATATCTCAATGCCTCATCAGTGCTTACGGTTGCCTCTAAACCTTGTATCAAATCAATGTCAGGATTTATTTCTAGCTTTTGTTCTTTCTGTATGGGTTTGCTATCTATGCTCCCCGCTTTTGCGTCAAGCATATCAGCCTCAACTATTTCAAGCGCATTGAGATACAAATAACGTTTTGCATAAGTGTTTACACCGCCTAACGCTTGCATTGCACTACAGCCTTTAAGTTGCAACGTTGCAACTGGCATTGTAAATTGCACCACTTCTTCAGGTTTTTCGCTGTTGATTACATGCAAGGTTGCAGTGTCCATTGTACTACTAAAATTGGTACAAAGTCCTTGCTCCAAAAATATCTCATTGACTTTAGGCAAAAAGTCACCCAGTTCAAAGTATTCAAAGCCAGCGTAAGCGTTCTTACCGCTTTTTTTCAATTTTGCTTTTTGTAACTGCACTCTTGCAGTTTGTAGTTTTTCGTAAATATTCATCTTTTTCCACCTTTCTTACATTAAAATGGTATCACAATCTCATCATCATTATCAAGAATACTGGTGCGATACTTTTCATCTTCTGAATAGTATCTGCACCAATTATTCTCACCACGTCCCCAAATCAATTCATCATTTGCCCATATAGAGTATTGTTCAAAATCGTCCTCGTTCATAAATCTTTCTCCATACATTTTTCTAAGTGCAATCTGCACTTATGATAAGTTAATTGCTTAATTGCGTTTCTGGTCATCTGATTAAAGTTCATCCAAAACTCTAATAGATTAACTCCATAAACGTGATTACTTGCTATGCGGTTTAAGATATAGTCTAAATCTGCCGTCCCTGTTTCAATCTGCATAGCCATATTGACAGCCTCTTTTTGTTGCTCGTAACTTAACATATTAGCCACCTATAACCATAGCTAAAAATGAGCCAAACAAAATAAATGTTGCGATAAATTCGCCTAAAGTTTCTTTTTGCATAATGTTCTCCTGTTCTTTCTTACATAAAAAAAAGGGCTCTATCTTATGAATAACAATTTACTACTACATAAAGGATTTATTTTATGGTTAAAGAGCCCTGTGTTATCTAATAAGGTAATTAAAACCTTTTCATACTTCAAAGAAAATGTGCGGTACTTTCAAAAGATACCAATGCTTGGAGGATATAGCACCGCACGGGGTTGTCAACACTTTTAAAAAAAAGGCGTTCAAAATAGATTGCATTCAAGATAGTATATCAACTAGGAGTGAACGCCATTAGTAATTTAGAGTATTCGTATATGTTAAATCTTTTTGCAGTCAACCAACCGTGAGGTCGTACGGTTGGGTTTTCTTTTGTCATTAGAGTTAATAGTGACCCCTCACCAATGACTGCATTTGCAAATTCTTATGGTAGCCTACCATTCCGATAGGCTAATTAAAAACTTGCTCTTGCGTGGCTCTGCTTCACGTCTTACCTTATTAAATTATTAATGTCCTTTACCTTATGGCTAAATAATATCATAACATATTATATAAGTCAAGTACTTGTTTATTACTTTTTTAACATTTCTTTACAATTAGTTTACAAATAGTGTCATTACAAGTATTATACTTGTATGACTTTGAGGGAAGATAATAAACAGATGGTTTTGACCATTTCAAAGAGAGATTATGAGATGTTGGAATGCCTTGCAAAAAAGGACGGTTTTTCTGCCTCTAAACAAGCTCTATATTTGTTACTCCCCGCATTGCGTAAGGAATTAGAATTTTATCAAGTTGTTATGAAAACCATAGGACACAAACGTCAAACCAATGACGAACCCTAAGACTACTGACCAAATAACAATAGGTAGCATTTCATTCCACGAATAATTATATTTTTTCATACGTATCACCTTTCAAGATTTATAAATTTACAATCCCTATATATGTTCTAACAAAAAAAGGCACTCAAATAAGAGTGCCTTGTGTACCTAAAAAGTAAGGAGATTTGAAGAAATATTATCAGCCTCAACGTGTGTCCACGTCGGAGTAGAGCTAAATTTTTCTAAGCCATTAAAACGCTTTAGTTTTTTATTCAAGATTAGATTTTCAACGTGTGTCCATAACGCTTGATGACTGCCCGCTTTATCGTGCAAATCAAACGCTTTTGCAAAACAATGCCTTGAGCAGTAAGGAATGGTTTTAGCCTTGACCAAAGGGTCTGCGTTCGTACGCAAACCACATTGGCTAAGGTTACCCCCAGTCGCCCAATTATTAATTATAATAGGCTTACCCCAACTCTCTCTTATTGTGTCTAAATCTTGTAAGATGTCAGCGTCAAACCACTGCCAACACGTGTCGCCAAACTTGTCATAAACAAGCTTGCTTACAAGTTCTTTAATTCCAAAATATTTACACTTATACATTTTTACTTCCTTTTCTGTCTATGAGATGTGACAATGTGTCAATGACTTCTTTGATGTATTTATTTCCATTAAAGTCGCCAACTTTTACATCTTTAAATTGGCTAAGATAACGGATAACGTTATCATAGTCCATAAAATACTCAATAGGTTGGTTTCCTCTTGCCCTATTGTTTTCTGCTGTTGCCAGTACTAAGTTTTTAAGCTTGGTTTTGCCGTGCTGGCTTGCTGGTTTTAAATGTTCCAACGATACATTTTTTTGTGTTAGATATCCACCATAAAAACCGTACTCAACACTTGGAAGTTTGTGAGCTCGCCATAGTGTTTTTAATTGATTAGAGTACCCAAACGTTATGGGGGAAGTTACGCTTGATACTATCATATTTTTTACCTCATACATTCTACACGCACATTATGACTCTAAATTTTTATTTGTCAAGAGGGTATCAATAAACTGTTTTGCCTCGTCGTACCCGTAGCATATTTGATGTCTATACCCTTGAGTATCGAAGTAATGTGACCATTTTATTTGAGCCTTTGAGGGTTTCCCTTTAGAGGTTTTAAGCTCTAAGAATGCAACTTGTCCATTACCTAAGAGTAAGGTCAAATCGAATACTCCATTTTTCATTCCCTCGGCTTTCATATAATTTATATATCTTGCTCGGTGAGTAATTGACCCACCCGCAACAAAGCCATTAGGGACTGCCCAGTATCGGATTGGAGTAGTGTCCAAATAGTCACAAACTTGAACTTGTATGTTATGCTCTTCTTTCATTCTATATTTCCAAAAATTGGTCGTTCCATTCTTTATTATATAACTTGTTTAAATCTATAGGTATTTTTTTACCATAAAACCAACCAAAATTAAAGCATACGCCAGTACGGTATGCATATTGAATATACTTAGGAGTTTTCGGACAATCTGCGTCCCTAAGCATTCTATAAAACAAGTTATTAACTTGGTGACCAGTAATCGGTACAACTTGCAAAAACTGTGATGGAATATCTTCGCAAATAATCTCGTCATTTTTTGCGTGCAAATAATGCAAATTGCGTAACCCTTGTTCATTAAGTCTAACCTTTACAAGTTGACCGCAAGAGCAACCAACGTCGTGAATATGTGAGCAACGTGTATCCCAGTTTTCTGCGTCTATCCACGTGAAGTCGTCCGTCGGGTATCCTCTCCACGCTAAATAAATCGAACCATCATCATCTTTGTAAAGTTCATTGTCGGTTAAGTAGTACATTCCTTTTTTGTTTGTTTGTTTTTTACTTGAGCCTGAAGTTAAAAATTTTCCCATAATTTTTTTCCCTTTCATAATTTTATAAAAAAAAAGAGAGATTTTTGCTTAAATCTCTCACATTTTTATAAGGTACTTTGTCGAAAAGATGAATAAGTCTTTTAACGTAAAAAATCTACCGTCAGATTGAGCCTTAACACGGGTTAAATATATTTTAGGTATAAGTTATCCTAAATTATTTTAACCCTTGTTAAATCGCTTGCTAATGGCTTTAAAATGAATATTCCAATAAAAAGCCAATATTATCTAGTGTTGGTATTATCCGTATCTTTAATTTTTCCGTTACATTGAATAATAATTGACCATTTGTTATTGTTAGCCACTTGCTTAGAGTTCTCTTGCAAGGGTTGTTTCTGAATAACAATGGTTGCTGTATTTTGTGTAGCGGTTTGTTCTGCTTGTTCTGTTTCCTCTGCGTAAAGCGGTAAGGCTGTCACACAAAGTAAAGCGGTTAAGATGATTATTTTTTTCATATTGCCCCCTTATAGTTCTTTACCTGTTGTAAACGCAGTTGTTACGCTTGAGTTTACGTTATCATAAAATTTGGCAGTCATTAAATCAACTAATCCCAAAGCTTGGGTTGCTCGAGATTGTACTGGTATTAAATAATGTGTCAATACATTCGGATTAGCTGTATCCCACATTTTGATATAATAAGTTCTAAAGTTGGCACGTAATTCAGTAGTGGTTGTATTAGGATTATAATCAAAAATATAGAATGGAGTTTGAGTATCCGGACTAAAGGTAACATTAGTTAGGTCTTGATATTTTGTACCATTCAAATATAATCCGTCTTGTGGAATAAATTGAGTTGTAAATGGAGTTGTATCACTTAAAACGGATGTTGAAGTTTGATAATTTGTACCGTTAAGCCTCCAACATAAAAAGCCCCCAACAGAAACCCCAAACATTGATAAA